CCGATACGTTCGCGAAGAATCTCCATCTCTTTCAGTTCGGTAAAGTGGTTGTCTTTTACGAAGTCAACATAGATGTTGTCTTTCCACTCTTCCCAGTCTTGCTCGGTGATAATACCTTTAAGTATGAGTTGCTTCTTGAGAATACCCAAGAACACCCAAGAGAATCTTCTACGAAGCCGATCAATGAATTTTTGGAACTTAACCTCATCTCTAGAAATTTCAGTCGATCTGCCAAGCGAGAATTGTGCTTCTTGCTCTAAACGATTCACTGGGACATTCAGAGAACGATACAGTCGCTTCTGAAAATAGATGATGTCATCTATCTGTCCCAGATTCTCGCCGCCTGGCAGTGTTGTGATCTCTGTTCCACGTCCGTTCTCTCGACGTGGTAGCCAGAAGTCTTCAAGCATTGACATGTGCTTGCGATCATCTTTGATCTGACCAGTGTTTGCATCATAGACCAGCTTGTTGCGATACTTGGACATGATGTCCGACATGTACTGCTCTGCTTTACCACGAGGCAAAGAACCTACGTCGATGTAAAAAATTCGACGTTCGGGTGCACGTGCGAGACGATAGATGACCAACGAGTCTTCCATCATGCGCAACTGGTTGATTGGCTTCAGTGCTTTATGGAGATGCGAAACAACTTTCTTTTTTTGTCTCATCTAATAGACCACTAGTGACATAACTGATCGAATCATTAGACAGTTTTACACCAGTTTGCGTGTTGCCTGGCTTGTCTTCGTAGATATAGTATTCATCAACTTTGTCTACGACCTTGACGCCAGTTGTTGGATCTTTCTTGTATTTGACTTCGCGCACCTTTCGAATGCGAGTCGAGTCAATGTTTCGAATCTCTTGAATGCCTGCTTTTGGTTGTGCATCATTGATAAGAAGATGATGATAGATACGACCATCTACGTACCAAGACCTAAAGATTTCGTGACCGATCTCATTGAATCGGAGCATACCGATAATGTTTTCAAACTCTTCACGAATCTGCTCTTTGATCTTTTCACCAGCTTCAATGTCATCAAGTGAAATTTCTACAGAAGATGATAGTTCAGAAGCAGAAATGCCTTCGTTGACAATTTCGTCAATTGCCATATCTACTTCAGGATGCATGGCTACACCGCGATAGCGCAAAATAAGATGATGGTTGTCTTTCGACTCATCTCCATCCATATTAATGTACTGACCAAAATGACCCGCCGTCGCAGTTACATAACCCGCGCCGTCAGTGTCAGTTGGTGGGACAACAGACTGTAATTTCTCTTTGTCTTTGTCATCTTTTTTGGCTCGCTTGATTTCGAAGCCAAAAAGTTTCAATGTGTTTACGTTATCTGCCATACGTATTCCTAAAAAATTATATAAGGGAGTCCGAAGACTCCCCTATATTTAGTACACCCTTAAGATGTCGTATTGCTTTCCCAATACTGATACGAGAACGTGACATCAAACGTTTCGATCTGATCACGCTGGTCATAGTCAAGGGTGATTGGTCCAACAACTGTCGGGAATGCACCTCTAAACGTATAACGCTTGATCACAGATTCGTCACGATCCAATTGATCAACCAGCAAGTCTGATTGATAATCAACTGGGTTTGTCAAGCCTGTGTTAGCACTGTGTGCGTTGATGCCATTCATCCATCGCTCAAACGAATCACGAATGGTAAAGTCAGTATCGTTAATGATAGTGACTGTCCAATCTTCGAATGTACGATCACCCGCAACTTTTAGTTCGCGACCGCGAAACGGTACTGCAAACGAGTTAGTTGAGGATTGTGGCAACTGCGCAGTCTTACAGAGGAATGACGTAAGTTCTACGTCACCCCCTGCGTATACTGGAAAGTTAAGTGTCGCCTTGAACAGATTAGGTCTTGCGCCACCACCTCTCAGCTTCGACTTAAAGTCATCTACTCCTAAAATCGCCATGAGTTATTCTCCTTGCGCTTAAACCAGTCCAACGACTTCATCAAAGTCTACGCCAGTTCTAACTGCTACGAAGTTCAATGTTACGTAGTTGATAGAACGTGCAGGCTTAATGAAGACCGATGCGACAAATTGATTGTTATCAATGATGTTCGGAGTGTTGTTTGTTTCATCACACACCACTCTGAAGTCAGTGATACCCCTTCGACCCTTGATCTCTCTCAAGAAAGGCTCGATGATATTAACGAATTCCGCACGAGTGAATTCATCATTGAATTCGAACATAACGTTCTGTGCGGCGCCTTTGATTGCTCGCTCGATCACCAAGAAGAGGCGACGAACGTTAATGCGATCAAACGCAGAAGGACGACCTAACTTAGTCTTATCTCCGTACAACAAAATTCCTTGTCCTGGCAAGTTAACGATTGGGTTAACACCGGCTTTATACAGCGTATCTCTTTGAGCCTTAGCAGGGTTGTACACCAGAGATGTCACTCCAAAGTACTGCCCTCTTCTAGAGCCTGCAGGAGAGTACCACGGATCTGCATTCAGATCGGTAGACGCCATCACACCCGCTGTTGCGGCAGCCGCAGGAATATTCACATACTCATCGTTATACTTATCGTATACTTTCAAGTAGTTGCCATCGACGATCAAGTAGGAAGAAGCGTTCAGCGTATTAGCCCATGCCGCTGTAGCAGAAGCAATTGTACTGGTATTCGAACCTCTTCCTGTCACAATTTCTGCAGGAGGTGAAGTTACAACAACGCAGTCTTTACGTGCTACCGCTTGTGCAGTCAAGCTGTTGGCCATAGTTCTACAGTCAGCACTGTCTGAAATTTCTGGTGCAACTAAGAAGTCCACTTGAATTACATCAGGATCGTTGTATTCACCAAAACTAATCAGATAATCGTTTATGCCCGGATTAGCCGCTCTACCTCGATCAAGAGAATAGTTCGCTACACGAGCCGCTTGAGAACCTCTAAACGATGCCGCACTTGTAATTCCTGGGAAAGCATCCGACAAGTTGGGTGCCCAAACATATTCAGACTTGTTATTCAAAACGTTCTGAATAAAGTTTGTTGAGCCATTAGAAGTTTTTGCGTCAGTGGCTAGAGAAAGATACTCATACTTCTCTAGTACTGTTCCCGGTGTTCCTGAAATTTTACCATCCTCGTCGAGAATGACAACGTGTACTTCATCACCAACTTCAGAGTCAGCCGCAAAGCCAAAACCAGCTACGTTAGCCGATGATCTTGGTGCACCATCAAACAGTGAAGAGATATTAGCGCCGTCAATAGTCCAGTTATCGAACGCACTATCACCTTCGCTGTATGGGCACATTGAAATCTTAAGGCTGTTACCTAAAGTGCCAGGATATTTTGCGATAACATAGTTGTTGAGAGTTGTGACGCTACGCGCATCCCAATCAGCACGATTTCTAATCAACACTTGGTCAGCACCAGCCGCAATTGCGTTTTGTGCTGAATCGTCTACGGTACGTGTTACGTACGCGCTACTTGAATACTTCAAAAACATTGAAGCGGAGAGAAAATCCGATACTGCCGCCGCAGAATCGTCAGAAGGAGATCCAAATTGCGAAGCCAATTCTGCTTCACTACTTACCAGAATAGGCTGATTAGCTGGACCCCAGTTAAAGTCCCCTACAAACGCTCCCGTTGAAGAAGTAACTGCCGGCACTACACCAGACAGATCGAATTCCTTCACGGTAATGTTGGGAGACTCAGATGGTAGTAATGCCATGGTCGTGTCCTTTTTTTCGTTAATATATGATAAGAGAACATAAT